GCATACCGTCTGATCAATTCTCAACTATAACAGCAGGTGAGAACTTAAGTGCAGGGGATGTACTAAGAATAAACAGTGGACAAGCATTCAAGGCAGACAACACTACTGAGGCTGGGGTTACTGCAGTCGTTGGTGTTTGTAATACAACAGTATCCAGCGGCGGAACAGTAAAAATTGATTATGGTTTTTATGATGGTTTTAGCTCATTGACTGCAGGTACACTATACTATTTAGGTACTAGCGGTGCAATTACAGCCACTAAACCAAGTACCTATATTGTCGAATTAGGCGTTGCTGTATCAACTACTCGAATTAATTTTGATATTCAAATTCCAAGATATACAATTTTAGACCGCAGAACATATTGGTCAACAGGAACTGGATTCGATTCTAATAGTACATGGATTGATGTTACTCCTGAAAGAGTTGGTGTTTCAAATCCAACATTATGGCCAGCATCTAAAATAACAAGTGGTGAATTCGTAGCCTATCTAATGATTGAAATAAATGGTGGTGGTAGCGGTGGGGATGGTTACGAACTTAGAATTATTGATGACACAGGGACTACAATATGGCAGTCAAACGGTATTGCAATAAGTAATCCAGGATCGACAACAATAAGGACAGATCAATGGAGACTGGATTCAGGAAACTCAACTAATTTAAATATCGGGAGTACACCACTATATGGAATTACCACTGCTTCTAGTAGTACTGCAACTCGATGGACGTTAATGGCAAAAAGGACTAGTGGAAGTTCATCGTCTGGGACTTATGTAGTGCGTTCAATACAATTTTATCTTAAGGAATACTAATAATGATTAAGACTTATACAAAAAACGACATATTAGCTAATAAATATACAAATGTATCTGACATAAACAACATATTAGAGCCATATATTAAATATTATGTAGATGAAAATGATCAGCAAATTGATAATAAAAATTATGATGAGACTGCTGCAGATAACTTTATGTTAGAGCTTAAAAAACAAGCACCACATGAAGAAAAAATTGATAAAACACATCATAATTATGATTATTCATATGCAAGATCTAACGCAGATGATGGTTATTTGTCATTAGGTGAACAGCTAGATTTACAGTACTGGGATTCGATAAATAGTACAACTGCATGGAAAGAGCACATTGCAGACGTAAAAAATAAATATCCTAAACCGATAGCATAATGGAATTAATCCCAATATTTAATGCCCTTGTTGCTAATGAAATGTCAATGAATGTATTATATTATCCTATATTAATTGCGAGCATTATTTATTTTTCAAGTAAATTTTTCGTAAGAATTGATAAGTATAATTTGAAAATACTGGAGCTGAACAATAAATTGACTAATTTAGAAAACAAAACAACTGTAAGGGTTAATCGTGTTGAATCGCAAGTTGAAAAAATTGAAGCCTTAGTAAAAGAAGTTGCATCTACAGTCAATAACCAGCATCAATTAATAAACGTTGCTTTGGAAAATATAAGAGTTGAGTACAAGGAAATTAACACAAGATTAAGCCATATTGAAGGGCGTTCACAATAAATCATTACTATTTAACAAATCTACAAGATCATTGGCTGTTCCGTAACCAATAACACAGCCATAATCTTGTGCATTTTGTATAAAGTTAGATTGTAATTGTGTTGGTTTTTTATTGTGTCTCTTAACTTCAAATCCAAAAAAACGACCGTCGTGTGTATAGCCAATAATATCTGACGAGCCTTTATGGCCGTATCTGACAACCCTTGGCCCACGATTAGATTCGTATTTAGTCATACCCGTATTGTTACGCCAGGCATTAACTTTACAAGTATTTAAAATGTTCATGCATCGTTGAAGTTGTTGGGCTTCAGATAGGTGTTTATTAAGTTCATCATTAATTTTCATTTTTTAATTTGCAGCTATTTTTTTTAGTGTATATTTGACGCACTGTGTGTCATATTCCCCCATTTCATCAATTAAAAACTTTGTCATCGTTAACATCCTTTTTATAATTTGGCTTCTATTTTTTCCTCTAATCTGCATTTCTAGCATCATCTTATCCATACGTATTTCGCTTTCTATTTAAAAATTTTAGTCCAACTAATGCCATTATAGCCACTGGCAATAAATATTTAATTCTTGGCAAATAATGCATCTAATTGATCCTCCTTAGCTCCATTAGCTAGAAACTCTTTAATTTTTTGAGTCATATCCAAATGAACTTGTTTCTTCTTTTCTTTTTCGATTTTTGGCATAGCCAAACAAAATTGATCAGGCATTACATACGCATCTGATTTAACGGTTTTTAGTATTTCTTTTATTTCCATTACATAGGGCATTCTAGCCTTTGTTTTAGTGTAATCGGTATAGTAGTTGCGATCGTATAGTTTACTAAAAAGACGTTTTAAATTATCGCTTGATTCATATTGCAGTTCAGACCAGTATCTTTGTGCTATATGTTTGTCATAAGTTAAATTTCGTAGTTCAAACAATTTTAAGACTGACTTAAAAAATCGTTTTTCTTTATTCATTTTTGTACCTTTCAAAATGGCGTAAAATCATCAATATTTATTTTTCCGTTGCCTTCGACCAAGGCTTTTTGCATTTCTTCGTTCAGTAGGCGTTGGTTGTATTCTGTAGCTGTTTCGTATTTTGGTTTGCTCGTTTTAGCGTCTTTAAGAAGCCAGCTACGTAGTGCTTTGTAGTGTGATTTGTATTTACGTGGGTGGTCTTCTAGATAGCTATCTAGCTGCATTATGTGTGTTTGCACTGTCTGCACGTTGTAGTCAGTAACAAGCTTGTCATATTCTTTTTGCTCTAGTTGGACGTTGTCACAGTCTGTTATGCCAACAAGACTTAAATTTAAAAAAGTTTTTTTTGTATTTATATTTTTTTTATATTCATTATTTATAGTATTTATACTTGTATTATTATACTGGTCATTTTTGCCTATACCCCTATGCGCATTTTTGCCTATACCCCTATGGTCATTTTTGACTATAGGTATAGTCACTTTTGAATTAAGATACAGTTTACGTTCAGTAATTTCGTTATTTTCATCACGTATAAGCACATTTTCTAAAAAGCCATTCTCAACTAAATTACTAATAGCTCTAGTTATAGTACTTACAGATTTTCCAAAAATTTTAGCAAAATACTTATTGGACGCATTGCAATAGCCGTTTTTGTTAGATAATGCAGTTATGTCGCTATAAAGAACTTTTTCAAAAAAAGATAGATCTTTGCTGTACCTAACATCTGCAGTAATTATGCTGTAATAATTAGGGCTTTCTTTAGTCATAGCTCGTCACTTACAAATTCAGCAGCTACTTCACTTAGCATTGCTTCTTGCAATTTTTTTAGCGTCAATTTGAGTTGCCACGATGGAGCATCATAACTACCACGTTTTAAGTCATTTATATCATCAATATACGATTCTTTACCGGAGGTTTTAGCTACGTAGTGGCTCGCTTTTTTAAGGGCGGCACGCTTTTCATCTGGAGACATATTCCCGCAGAGCTTGTGAATTTGTTCTTTAAGGTTATTAATATCCTCTTTAGACATTTCTTCTCTATTAGGCTTTTGAGGTTGTTGTGTGTTATCTCGTGATTCTACTTTTTTGTATTCTGTTTTTGGTTGTTCAGATTTTGAAGTTGCCGTCTGTGTTGAGTCTTTACCATGTGTGTTAGTTGAATCTGCGTCTTTGTTATCATCAATGCAAAAAAGGCCATTTAAAGCATATTTTCTAGCATAACTTGATGTTGACCCGGTTATCTGTGAATCATCCATCCCTTTTTTAGTTTGTGATTCCCTGGCGATACCAGTCGCACTAATTGATTCTTTGCCGTCGCTTATTGTTGCTGTAGCTTTAATATAATACCTATCACCAATCAAAATAATGTCGTCAGTTATTACTAAAGTGTAGCCATTTAAATGTGGCTTTAAAGCCTCCAAAATATCTTCACATGATCGGTATTTGTAGTTTCCAAAGTTATTTGTTTGGCCTTTTGGGGCTTTTAATTCACGCTGAATTATAGCTAACCCTTCATATATTGATTTACTCATTTTTCAACCTCGATTTTTATTTTGTAATCTTCATCGCAATAATTTGCATACATGTCAGGGTGTTCACGCTTGAATTTACTTAAATTAAACTTTTCTTTTTTTTCTAAACTAAGTCTATGGCCGCTACTATGCATTTCGTTATCGTAGGTTTTAGATAAGTACGGAACTAAAGTGTGACTCTTGTTTTCTATTTGGTCTCTGTAGTAGGACATAGCGTTAAGAACTTCTTTATAGCGTTCCTGAAGACCTATTAACTGTCTAGCTTGTTGCTCCCACATTCTTACAGGCCCCATTAGAACGGCACCTCTTCATTAATTTTAATATTTTGGGTTACTATTTGTGGGCTGTATACGTAAGCTCGTCCATCTTTATCGTATATAATATCTTCATATCCTGTATTCACGTGTATATATTCTTGTTTCATTTTTTGTTTACTCCTTCAATTGCTTCCAATAATGCAGTAATAGCAATGTCTACATCACTTGGGTCATCTACGTTTGGCACATTATTTAAATGGCTTCTTAACATGTGCATTCGTATACCCCATCCCTACATTCAATGCAGTCATATTTATTGTTGTATTCATTGGTCATAAAATCTAATTGGCTATCCCAGTTCATTGATTAACTCCAAGAAGATGTTATATGGTTGTTTGATTTTTTTTATTTTAAGGGTTAACATTAATTTATACCTTTCGTTAATAAAAGCTTTTAAGTGGTTGCGATTATTAACATTTTAATTTTTAGAGTCGGGTGCTGTTACACTCGACTTTTGCTTTATAAAGTCCCAACAATCCTTTCTTTTTTTTGTTTATTATAACTTTTTAAATATCTTCAACACCATAATTTCTTAAGAGCGTTGCATATTGTCGAGTAGGTACTCTTTTTCTTGTACTCCAATTGTAAAAAGTCATATCGGATATATACGCATTTAATTTTCTCATACTAATGTTGTTCATTGCAATTTTATGAATCGGGTCATTGATTTCTGATATTTTCATTTTTACTCCTTTAATATACTTCATATATTATATAGCCTTATATAACTTTACGCAACGAAATTATCAATTAAAAATAAAATTAATAAAAAAACATAGCCTGCTGTAATAATTAAAACAATAGGCCAATAGGAATTTGTTTTAATTGATTGCTTGTCATAGTTTTTTAAGAAATTGTTTGTTTCTTTAATTTTATTTTCTATATCGGCAATGGTTTTGTCTAGCTCATTAACTGAGATATCTTTTTTAGTATTTAGGTTTTTCATTTTTTTCTGTTTCTTTCTGTCATAATTTCAATTTTACGCAATAAATTATTGCTGATTTTGTTACGACTTAAATACAAATGTTCTAATGTTGTGTTGTTTTTAAGCGACTCTATAATTTTTTTAGCACCAACGTTAGTTAGTTCGTTGTTGTCTAAATCTATAATTTTTATAATTTTATTATTTTCGAGAGCATAAGCAATAGAAGGTGCGGCTTTATCACAAATTTGATTTGAATCTAAATCGACATAATCGACTATATTGTTTTTAGTTAATGCTTTAAAAATAAAAATAGCAGCGGTCGAATTTATATTATAATTATATAATCTAAGATCTCTTAAGTCAGGATCGTTTTGCTTAACTTTGTTATAATCAATAAACATAAGTTCACTATCTGTAAGCATAAGTTCACTTTCAGTATTTTTATTTTGGGGGTTCATTTTTTTTCCTTATTTTTTTAAATTTGTTATTATTACTTTATAAATTACAGTAACTTGCATGTAATTATTAGCCCTACTATCTTCCCATAATAGGGCTCACACCTGGCGTCATATATTTAAACTATTAACAAACTGATATAAATAATCGTATGCTTTTTCTTTCGTTGCTTCATCTCCAAAAGCTAATGCGTCAATGTTATCTAAAACTTGTGTTTTCATTTATTTGAATACCTTATTAAAAGTTATAATACCTTGATTGATTTCTGTAATCTCATAATCGAAATCTACCAACTCTGCATTTACTATTTGTTGTTTCATTTTTTTCTCCTTTTTTTTAAGCATGAATATATAATACGATTATTAATCGTGTAAATCAAGTAAATATATATTGAAATAATTTCATGTATACGAATGTTGCACGTGTCGTTATTTTATGTGATAATATAAAGGTGATGAAAAAATATGAACACAACATAGAACTTTATAAAAAATTTAGAAACGAAGGTATGAGTTGGCGAGATATTGCTAAGCATTTAAATATCCCTGAAAGTACTTTGTTTGAGTACATCAAAAGAAATTATACTGAAGTTGTTATATACGATTACATTAAGAAGTAGTTTTAATTGATTTAGATTTTTTTTTAGTTTAAATTATTAATAGAAGTGTTTGCGTACTTTTTTTAAATATTATGAAAAAAAATATGCAGATACTAGCACGAACAGAAAAATTAAATATAAAAGATTTACGTAATAACGTTGGGCAACTTAAAGATAAGGGTGTACCTGCTAATCCTAGACGTATAGATAAGCATGCATACAATAAATTAAAGACAAGTTTATTTGAGAAAGACTTAAACGAAATTAAAGAACTGTTAGTTATACCTCATAATGATACCTATGTTGTTCTATCAGGTAATATGAGGTTAAAAGCCTATAAAGAATTAGACTACATGCATATAAAATGTAAAGTAATTGACCCCGAAGTTGATAAACTAACGTTACAAAAGATTATTGTCGTTGAGAATACAAATTACGGGTCTTGGGATGACGGTATTTTAGCCAACGAATTTGAGCCTGAGTTATTAGATGCTTGGGGTTATGATTTACCGGAATTAGACATGAGTGAGCTAACTGAAGATAAAAGTTTAATTGAAAACACTGAGAAATTAAAAGATAATTTTATTTTAAAAGTTAGTGGTAAAAATCAAGATGAAATTATGTCTTTGCTAAATGAACTACAAGATAGAGGTTTTGAGGTTGAATTACGTAATGAGTAAGAAGCCTACAAAATCCACCACCTATAAAAAAACAGCTATGCTTGAAGCCTTAAATAAAACGCTGGGGTTAGTTAGTCACGCCTGTAAAATCGTTGGTATAGATAGGAGTACGCACTATGACTGGTTGCGTAATGATGAAGAATATAAGCTCGCAGTCGAATCTACTAATGATCTTGTTCTAGATATGGCTGAGTCATCTTTGTTTAAACAAATTAACCAAGGTAATACGGCAGCAACAATATTTTATTTAAAAACACGTGGGAAAAAACGTGGCTATCAAGAAGACCAGCAATTAATGTTACAGCCAAAGCATGAAATTGTATTAACCTATGATGCTGAAGCAAAGGAGATAAAAGAATGATTTTAAATTTAAGTGATCGTATAGTTTTTGACCTATGGAATGTAGTTTATGTATTGCTTTTATGTGCAGTTATTACAGGCACAATTATAATTAATACCTTACTTACTCTAAGAATGACTTTTTATTGGAAGTCTTTTCGTGACCCTATTAACGCATTGAAGAAAGAAGAAACTTTAAAAGATATTTACGATCGTGCACAAGAGCAAGAAGAGATCGCAGGAAATCGTTTATGATTGTATTCAATAAAGGTAAAAAATATAGGTTTGAAGATTCAATTATTGATTGGGTATTTCTAGGTAAGTGCTCGAATGGGCAGGAATACGATACCTACACTTTTTTTGATCGTAAAAACCAAAAACGTAAACAATACAAGCGTAACGAGCTTAAGGATTTAAGTATATTTTTAAATGAAGATAAGGCTAAATCAAAATCAAAGTAAAATATTTGCTAACGTTTTTAATAAAGACATGCTTATGCGTGACGACTGTCCTAGAGAAATTGCTTTCTGGGGGGGCTATGGTTCAGGCAAAAGTTTTATTTCTATTATTATTGCCTATTATTTATGTTCTCAACATAAGGACGTGCAGCTACTTATGACGAGGTTTAGTTATAGACAGTTAAAAGACACGTGTATTGTGCAATTTAAAGATGCATTTCCGCCTGAAGAGTATGGTTATTATCATAGTAAATCAGACAACGAATTTCATTTTAAAAACAATAGTCGCATAATTTTTAGATCCTTCGATGATCCTAGAAAGATTTTATCTAGTAGTTTTGATGCAGTAATTATGTGTCAGGCAGAAGAACTAAAAGAAGAACACTTTCTTGGTGCACTCGGTCGACTAAGAGGCACAGCTTTACCTAAAAAGCTTATATTTACAGAAGGTAACCCGAGATTCGGTTGGTGTAAAAAGCGATATCATGACCAAGAACTCCCAGATGATTGTATGTATATTCGTGCATCAACTTACAGTAATAAAAAGAATTTACCTAGCGATTATATAAAAAACATGGAAGAGAACTATCCGCCTAGCTATATAAAACAGTTTTTAGAAGGCAACTGGGATAGCGTACAGAATGCCGTATATGATTGCCTAATGGATCATCACATCATTCCAAAACAACGCATACAAAAACACTGGTATAAGTGTATAGGTTTAGACCATGGTACACGTGTAGATACATCTATTGTTTTTCTAGCTAAAGATGAGACAGGAAATATTTATATCTATGATGAGTGGCACAAGTCTAAGCCGTTAGTTAGTGAGATTGTAGAGGCATGCAATAAATATGGGCCAATGCCAATTATAGCTGACTATTCAATGAAGGTAGCCGATCGTGATTACGGGTCTTGGTGGAAAGACTTACAAGCTGAAGGGTTAAGGTTAATTGAGGCTAAAAAAGAAAAGTCTGGAAACATATTGTTAATCAATCAATTACTTTGGCAAAACAAATTAATGTTTTTTGATCATCTTAATTATGTAATAGATCAGCATAAAAATTATAGATATGTAGACACATTACATGCAAACAATGATGAGTTTAAAGTTGTTAAAAAAGACGACCACTCAGTGGACGCAGTGCAGTATGCAATTAGGCATATCAAAGACATAAAAGTTAAGTCACCATCAGATGCATTTAGAACGACTGATAACAGACCAACTTTACGTGACTACGTGGAAGGACGAGCATAATGAATAAAAAGAAAAAACCAAAAAAATATTAAGGAGTAAAAAAAAATGAAAGACCCAAATACAGCAGTAGCAATAAATAATCTAAGAGCAGAAGTAGGCGACATGTTTAAGTCTGTTAATAAATCTATTGATGCAAGAATTAATACAGTTGTAGAGCAAGTATTAAACAAGTCACTTGATTTTCATACAGCAACAAAAAAAAAGGCGTTAGAAGACATAACTGTAAATGCTCCTCTTAGTGTTGATCAGCTAACACAGCTTTACCGCCAATTATTTAACGATATAAACGACATAAAAAGTAATACTACTAATTATGCGCTTTACGATCAGATGCAAGTAATTGGTAAACAGTTTGACGAAATGCGTAACGAGTTTACTTGGGTAAAAAACACTTTAAATCAAATGGTTGCAGATAAATACATTGAAGCTGGTATTGATCCAGAAGAATTAGAAAGTTTGTATCAAAAATCAGATGTAAGCCCTGACTATGTAGCTAAGCAATTTAATATATCTAAAGAAATGTTCTATAAAGTCATTAATGGCAAAGAGGTAAATCCTAATGAAAAAAGAAAACATGAAATGAAGCAGTTTTTTCTTAAAAGGATATATGAGGTACAAAATGCCGTTGTATAGTTACAAGTGTTATTCATGTAATAACATACAAGACTTTTATTTTGGACTGACAGACTCACATCATGTTAATTGTACTAACTGTAAATCAACTAACTGCAAACAGTATTTTGGTAACTCAAACGTAGCAGTGCATGGGTTTACTGAGTTCGTAGATCCTAGAGGCGGCAGTGAACGATTAACTATGGCGCAAATTCGAGATGTAGAAAGAAAAGAAGGGCTTACTTACCTTTCGCATGAGGAACATGACAAGGAAATAGCTAAAAACAAAAAACATCGAGAAGCTATGGCCGCACAAAAAAACCGTGACATTGCAGAGAAAGCAACAAAAGAACTTATGAATAAATGGAATCACTAAGGAGGAGTCATGCCACTAGACTATGGAAAATCTAAAAAAGCTTTTGAAAAAAATATTAAAACAGAACTACAGGCAGGAAAACCAATAAAGCAGGCATTGGCTATTGCTTACTCTATTAAGAAAGGAAAGAAAAAATGAATTTAAGTAAATTATTAAATATTGTTTTACAACGTGTTGTCATTGAAGGCAAAAAGAAAACAGCTGAAGCAGCAGGGATAGCAGTATTATTACTTAGCAACTTTATTCCAGAAGATTTAGCTCGAGATATTATTACAGGTGCTGGCGCACTATGGGCAGCCTATAAACTGTATGATAAAGACTAAAATAGACGACCTTGAGTATTGGGATTTAAGAGATATAAAAATTTGTTATGTTAGCCCTATAAATGGTAACTACGATTTTTACGCAAAGTCGGAAGATATATTAGACGAAGCAATAATTGAATTCGAAAATGGTAATCTAATTTCACTAGATATGATATTCTTAAACGTGAACTGATGGAGAACATAACTAAAAATTTTATACTTCCGGAATTTATTTCGAAGGAAACATGGGATAAATATGGCCATAGAGCGTTATGGTTTATAGATGACCGTATAATACAAACATGTCAAAAGCTTAGAGACAACTTAGGTATACCTCTAACAATAAATAACTGGTATTACGGTGGTGATAGGCATGAGTCAGGATTACGTGTTGAGGGTATGAAAAACTATAGCCCTACTAGTCAACATGCTTTCGGTCGTGCTGTTGATATTATAAGTAAAGATATGTCGGCTGAAGAGATGAGACAGCATATATATGACAAAAGGCATGACTATCCGCACATAAAAGCAATTGAGCGTAATGTTTCGTGGTTACACATAGATTGCAGACATACAAATAGCAATAACTTTATGCTTTTTGACCCAAAATAAATTTGTAAATAATATTTTATTAGAATATATTTAAA